CTAAGGCATATTGCACACCTCCAACTCCTGCCGCAATTTGTCGATCCGCCCCAGCCACTCCCAAAAGTTCGGCGCCTGGTCATAACTGATTTTCTCCAGTTCCGCGGCCACTTTTTCACCGGCTGCCGGATAAACCGGACAACCGCTATAATTTACCGGCGCGCATGAGCTTAAGCAGATCATCGCGGCCGGCATTAGGACGCGCATGGATCTCCGCCTTCTTCTTTTCCACATATCGGATCACCTCAACCTGTTTTTCTATTACTTGAACTCTGGCCTCGCTCCGGCCGACTTCCTGCCCTACCTCGTAAAAGGCAAAACAGAGGGCGGCAACCATAAGCATGGTCACCGCCCAACGTATCAGCTTGTTTACCATCACACCCCCGCAATCAGCAGCATGAACGCCCGGGCAACGCTTTCGGCATATTCCGGCTTAAACAGACAGACAAGAGCCAGAACAAGCGCGGCAACGGCAATCAGGCGCTTTTTATACTTCTTCAACCGAGCCATAACACCAACATTCCCCCGAGATAAGCGCCAAACAGCCACTCGCCCCAGTTCCAGCCCTGTTTGCCCAAAGCGTAAAGTTTCTCAAGCTGCCCGCCCAGCCAGTAAAAAACGCCCATTGCCAACCCGGAGAGCATCAGCCCGACAGAGCCAACCGACAAACCCATCAGGAAAGTCAAAATCAGCCCGGATAAACAAGTCCCACAAAAGCCGAAAAGCCGCGGATACTGGTACAGATAAATTTTATTCCCTTTGAAGGTGATATGCGCGGAATATAACAGGTCATCAATCAAATCACACTCCCGATATTGCGACAAATTAGGCTTAAGTTCGCCACCCCCGAGCAGCCGGCCGATATAAAGCCCCCAGCCGAACGCCTGATAACCGGCATAACAGGCCAAAGCGGCGCAAAGGGCATATTCTGCCGTACCGACCCGGAAGAACCACGCCACCGCCCCAAAAAACACCGCAAACCAGACTTTATTTGCCGGTACGTATTCTTTGAACAATCCGCCGCGCACACGCCACAAAAAGGCCGCAGCCGCAACAATTAAAAAAGTCATTATATAAGTCATCAGTCTATATCCTTAAAAAATACATGGTTACCACACTCAAAACACGGCTCTTTTCCTTCTGCCCACTTGGTGTGCGGCAACGCGGCATAGGTGCAATAATGGGTTGCGCCGCCCGTGATGTCGCCCTTCTCCGCTTCCTTGATCACGTCAAAATAGCGGGAATAAGCCGAATACGGCAAATTTGCCAAAATCTGACTGTTGGGGTCGGATTTGTTCCAACAGCTGAATTGAAGCGGTTTTAAGCAAACGCCGGCCAGCGTTTTCGCCGAAAACCATTTTCCCGACCTAAAACGGTTAAAAATAACGCAGGCAACGGCAATCTGCCCTTCCCGCGTTTCTCCTCTGGCCTCGCCGTAGATGGTTTTGGCCATAATTTCAAAATCATAATCAGTCATCTTTCCTTTTTCTCCGTTTGCTTTCCAACCTTTCCGTCAAAACCGCCAAAAGCTCATTTAACCGGTTGACGGATTTGTTGAGTTCGTCAATCTTCGCATCCGTTTTTCTTAAATCTCCCTCAATATGCGTCATTCTCGTTTCAATCCGGGCTTTCCACTCGCCGATCCGAATAAAATTGCACAATACCCCGATCAACGCAGAAACGCCGGTAAACAGTCCGTAGTCCATAGTCTTTTTTTCTCCATTAAAAAAGCCCGCATTTCTGCGGGCTGTCGTCTTAAACTTTCCTGTCATAATAATTTGCCTCGGCGAGATTTTTCTCGACCTTGCTCATGTCCTTTAATATGTCGGACATGTTCATCATCGCTTCCCAGCTTACGCTTTTATTCTCCCGGGCGTATTTCTCCATCTCCTCAACAAGCATTTTAACGCCTTTGTGCATAGCTTCGCGCATTAAGTTAATTTCTTCTTTTGACATTTTCAATTCTCCCCGTATTTTTTGAAATACTCCATCAGCTGCGCCGGCGTATCAGCTTTTATTTTGATGTCGCCGAGCATGGTTTTGAAACTTTTATCCGGCAAATCGTCGGCATATTTGCGGATCAAACCATCCAAAACGTCAACATCAATATAACCGGATCCGCTGTCCAACGCGGACAACATCTTTGTTCCTTTGGTCGCCAACGTGTATTCCGCCATAATATGCATACCGGCATTCATCCAAGCGTCATTAAAATCTTTCGGCATTTTGGAAAATTCTTCCGTCAAATACTCGCTGATTGCCTTAACGGCGTTTTCCAGACTGATTTTCATTATTTTCGCTCCTGAAAATCGGGCGGGGGAAAAGCCCCGCCCTCGGTTGAACAAGATTATTTACCGGTCGCCTGCGCGGCTGCACGGTTGGCAATAATAACCCCCTGTGCACCGGCGGCGCTGGTTGTAATCGTCTGCGGCTCAATCGCAACCGGAACACAACCGGACAACGGCTGCGGGCAGATTGCCGACAGCGGAATCACCTCTTTGGTAATCGCATCCAGACGGTTGTTAATCGCGGCAAACTCTTTGTTCGCGGCAATAAACTGGTATTCGTTCGCCTGTTTGTTCAAAGCGACTTCCTTGTCCAAGCGGCAAATCTCGGCCTGCTGCCGTTCGCGGCTGGCAACCAGTTCGCTGAAGACCGTTTCAAAACGACCGTTAACACGTTCTTTCTCTGCCGCCAGCCGGGTCGTGTAATCTTCAAACAGTTTCAAATCGGACTGGTTGGAGTAATCTTTTGCCTGCAATTCGGCAATTTTAAGATTCTGCCCCAACTCAAAGCGGTTAACATAAGTATTTTCAGAACACGGCTGGTTAATAAAAACATTTTCGTTAAAGCCGCGTGTACAACCATGACCACCGCCAAACTCATCACGGATAATCTGACGAACCTTTTCTTCGCTGGTCTTTGAACCCAACGCGGTTGCCCCCATTGCCGTACCGGCTGCGCCAAGCCCGGTATTCAGCAGTTTCCAAGCCGCCGAACCGATACCGGCACCGTTCATTTCAATTGACATCTTTATTTCTCCTTGAAAAAGCAGGCATTATTACCTGCCTTTTCAGGATAGCCGGAGGCTAGCGCAAATATCACCGCGTCAAACTGCCCTTCTACTGCACAAACAAACCCAGCCAGTCTGCCAGCTTTAACCGGGCAACTGTCTTTTTAAGCGCTTTTTGGTGGACTTTGAAAATCCAGCTGTCTGAATACGGTTCGGCTTGATTTATAAGCTTTTTTATCTCCTCAGGAATTTGCTTAAAGCTCAACCCCTCAATATAACGAAGTTTCATAATAAGAAACTCGAGGTTGGAGAGTTCCACCGCCTCGAGTTTGTTTAACAATAATTGCGGGCTTTTTTTACCGAGCCGCCGCAGCTCTTCCTTTATTTTTATCATATATCATCTTTCCCGATCAAAGTTACTAACTGGTAGTCGGTAGTCGATAGTCTGATAGTCTTAAATGTTTTTTCTCCACTCTGCAAAGCTAAAAACGGAAACATCAGGAAAACCCGGCGTTTCCGGTATATCCCGCAAATAATGCCGATACTGCCGGTATTTTTCCCGCTCATCTTCCGCAACCGGGAAATCGGCCAGCATATACTTGTCTGTCTGACATAACAGTTCGTCCCGCTTTGCCCGTACTTCGGCAGACCGGCGCTTAACTTCAAAATCCGGATCCCGAACCATATCCGTC